ACTAAATATTTCGATACTGTTAATCCCATTTTTTTATTTTATGAACAACCACAACAAGCATCATTAAATGATGTGTTTGAGTAACATAAACTCACATTGGTTGTAGTTCTTAAATCGTATACTAAATATAAATAATCATCAGTTGTACTTGGCATAGTAAAATCAGCATAATATTTGCCGGGTGCTTGAGATTGATTTGTGGTCAACCAATTACTTGCAGTAGTTATTGCTGTTAATAAATTATTCATATCAGTAGAATTGTTATTATAATTTGTTGCACTTCTTAAATACCCAAATCTGTCACTTGTTGGGTCAAACGTATATGTGTCATCAGGTTTTTTAAGGGTAAACATTTGTACTGTAGAAGCATTAGTAGGAATTGAATTTATTCCTTGAAACCCTGTTATAGAAGTAAAACTTGAAACTAAAGGAGATGATGTTCCTGATACCATTATAATTTGTTCGCTAGTAGAAGGTAATGTAACACTTCCGTCATTATAATTGTAACCTCTTCTAATTAATAAACCTGCGTTTGCATCAGTAGTAATTACAATAGCTTTTACAGTTATTGTATCAGGAGAAGGACAACTAATTCCTACTTCTAAATTATTTATTTCATTACCGGTTGAACCTACATCTCCTACAGTAAGACTAATAGCGGCAGTATTTACTTGTAAATTATTTTTTTGAAAAGTAAGTGTACCGGATGTAGTTACATCACCGGTTGTTCCTGTAGTACCATCATATGTCGCATCTATTTTAAATGTTAATCCTGCAGCTAACATCGGAGCAGTATATGTTATTGTGACTTCTCCAAGGGGTTGACCTAATTCTACAGTTAAGTTTCTAGGAGTATTAGAAGCTGTTAGTTTACTATAAGTTAATTGTATACCACAGTTTTCTACTTGAGGTGAAACAGGCAGTTCTATACAATTACTAGATAAAACATATTCATTCATGTACGGGTCGTAACCACCTAACTTTTGGGTGTTAAAACTATTTATAAATAAATCTCTAAACCATCCTCTCATTCCCATTTCAGAAACAACATCTAGTTTTTCAGCTTTAGCACTTACTCCTGATAATAAAATTACTGCACCTCTTTTTGAGTCGGTAAAATATTTTTCACTTCCATAACAAACAAAACTTTCAGGATTATTGCTGATACCGTATTCTTCAACTCTAGCGATTTGTGTTCCAAGAATTTCAGGAACAGATGCAATTTGACCACCACCCGTAGAATCTGATAATAAATTTTTACCCGCTAAAACATAAGAAATTTTATCTTGTTGTAATACTAATACATCTGTTTCTCTACCAAATAATTTTTGTACTGAGCCAAATGAATCTTCCAATACTTTAAAGTTTGATGTGCTAAGATTAAATTCATTTAATCTATTAATATTAGATTCGTCACTAAATCTTCCACTATATGTGAGGTCTGCAAATCTATGCATTTCTCTATAATTTTGATTTGAAACTGTAGTAACTCTATTGCCGGGAGATAATTCTGCACCGCCTACTCTATCTAATATTTTATAACTTTCTGCTCCATTTCCAAAAGCATAGCAATTAAATAAAGTGCTTTTAATTAATCCTGCTACTGCACCTGTTTGACTAACATTACCATCAGCAATTTGTTGGGCAGTTCCACCACCATGTCTTGCATTTGATAATCCCGGATTTAATATTGGGTAACTTTGGTCACCTTCATAAAACACATCAGGTAAAGCTTCCTGTGGCTCGGTTTCAAATATTAATGTGCTTTCAGCTCTAAAAATTACAAATTGAACTTCAGCTGTAGACCTTCTTTTTTTCTTAGAAAAAAGACCACGACAACTTTCTGTTCCTGTACAGCAAAAATAAAGTCCATTGTCAGTTGTACTTCTAACAAATTTATACCTATTAATAGTTACAGAATCTGCTGACATACCTGCTTCGGCTGCAGTAGGATACGCTGTGAAAGCATTACTAAATAACGTAGAATCATACTCGTTAGTTGGAGCTGCTGCTGCAGGACTACCTCCACCAACCCAAGTACCATCATCTAAATATTGTTGTATGTTATCTCCATTAAACCAATCTGCAAAATTTGCGTATGTTTGACTTGATGTAAAATTAAAATCTAAAGTATAAATTCTTCTTTCACAATTTCCATTACCTCCACCCGGTCCTAATCTAGTAAATTTTATAAACATAGTAATTCTAGTTCCTTGTGGAATATCGTAATCAACAAATAGATTTGTAGTAGTATCAAGCACATTTACCCTTACAGCATTAAATACAGATTGTCCTCCACTATCTGTATATGTTGTTCTATCTATTTCTATTATTGCTAAATCTTCTGCTGCTGTACCATCTGAGTTTAAAGCAACCGTTGTAAAATCATTAGCTATAACTTTTGCGTATGTACCCGCAGGTATATCAACAGTATTTCCTGAACCTATGCTAGAAGGTATCGTTATAAATCCTGCAGCTTGTGATTTTTTTTCTAATATGGTAGCGTATGCACATCTTTGTAAAGGACCGTTGGTATCTGCTTTTACTCTAAGTCTTTGACCTTCGCTAACCTTTTCATTATTTTCACCTTCTAATAAAATGTAAGTCGCACTAGTAGCGGGGTCATTAAAAAATATATTAGCATATATAGTATTGTATGTGGTATTTGTTGGTTTGAGAACAAATTTGTATCTATGTGCCCAATAAGGCGGTTTCATATTAGAAGGTATAGACACTTCGACTCTGTTTTTTCTTTCAGCTTCACTACAAGGTACATGTAAACTTGCGTTAGGTGCAAGTAAGGCAGTTGATGACCTGTTAAATTCATCCATGTATACTATTCCTACAGCATAATCAAAATCACTATGTAAACTTTCAGTTTCACCTTTTTCTCTATATGTAGCTTGTACAGTAGAAATTTTAAAATATTCATATACAATATTTGTTGGCGTACAACTTGAAGCATCACAATCCGACCAAGCCATTGCAGGAAATTGCAAAGTAAAAATATTAACATTTGTAGGGTCGGTTATTATATTGATAGGACCAACATTAGGATATGCTTCAGGCGTTATACCTGAGTTGTATGCAAAATATGTGTCTAAATTGTTTGGCATATCACAATTCCATGTGTCTGTCCATGTGTTTCCGGTACAAGCATTTGCAATAGTTGAAACTGATGATGATGTTCCAACAGTATTGATAAACTCAGTTGAGTTCGCCATGGCAAAAGCATTAGGGTAATTTAAAACTAGATTAAATGAAAAAGATATATTTGTGCTAGAGGTTTGAGCAGAAGGACCTCCTGAACCCGTAAATTGAGCGTGTTGAAATATAATATCCATTTCTAATAATCCACCTGCAACTAAATTCATTTCTGTTAAATCAATAGTAACAGCAGAGTCAGCAACGCTTTGAGTTCCTGACGTTGAGTCAAATGTATAGTCAGAACTTATTTTGGTTTCTGTTAAGTCAAACGAACCAATATCTTCGCTTTTTAATTCTATAGTATAATCTAAATCTACAGCTACACCTTGATAGTCTACTAAATTATATTGTTCAAAATAATTACCATAAATTAATCTATTACCCATTAAAGTTTGTGTAACCGCTTTTAAAGGAACATTGTCGTATAACCTACCTATTTGGTCGGTTGGCAATACAGTAAAAATTTGATTGCTATCAAAAGTTATAGTTACGTCTTGATTGTCAACATATCCATATTCAGATTTATTAAAATTATCAATAACTTTAATTACAGAATCTCCTGAATTTTTAAATAAAACTTCTACTCCTTTTACTAAAGGTCCTCCGGTATTAAATGTTATCTCTACACCATTTCTACTATTCTCCATTCCTTCATTGGTATAATCAGAACTACTCAGTCCAAATGTTTTAGGAATAAACGCAGGTTTTGACCATTGTGAAGTTGCTGAAAAATCATTATCTCCATACTCGTATCTATATGCAAAACAAAGTATTTTGTTTTCTAAAAAAGTATTTTCTCCTGCTGCATTATACATAGATATTGGAGGACTGATAATAGGTGGTTTTTTAATTACCAATAAAGACTCAGCTGTTATTTGGTCAACATTACCTATAGGAATTGGATAATTTCTTTTTACATTAATAAAACGAGGAGGATTATAATTATCTGTAAAAAACAACATGTCTTCTACTTTATTTATACTGTGAATTAAATATGTAGGATTAAAATTTAAAATAGTTTTTTGATTACCGGTTGCATCATCCATACTTATAACATGATAGGTTAAACTATCATATTCTACATCGTAAGAAACAATCATGTCTATTTTTCCTGTTGCACCTACAGTAAATGCAGGGTCATGTACAAACCAATAAATTGTTTGATTTGCTCCGTCCTCATAAGCACCAATACATTTTGCTTGATTACTAAGGTCTTCGCCAAAATTTAATGTAGTAAGCGGTGTGTTACCTTTAGAATTTTCAACTGAACCTATTTCTGAATTTTCAGTTGAACCAAGTCTTACATTTAATGCGTCTATATATTGTCCATTAGGAACTAAGCGTTCATCAACGCTTTTATTCATTTTTCCCTGTACGAAATTTCTTTGTATTTTACCCATCTTACTTTATCCATTTATCTTGACCTCTCAGATTTTGTAATAAACGACCCGGATGTATATTACTTAATCTTATTTTTGCATTTCTTAATAAAGCAGATTTTCTTTTTCGAGTTCTATTTACAATATATTCCTGAACACCAAGTTTACTATTTAATATAGAAAATTCAATAGCCGCATATATATATTCTTCAAATAATTTATTTACTGTTATTTTTGAATCATCACCGTTTTCCATTCCGTCTGAAATATATTCTAAAATTGCTAGTTTATCATTCATCGCAGAACTAAAGTTTATTACACCGGCTTTTTTGTCAATAGTAAATGTAGGATTAGCATTAGCTGTTTCTGTATTTAAACCCCAAGACGCACCTATAGCCATATCAAAATACCATACTCCGTCTACTTGCCACCCCCAATAACCATCATAAGGAGCACCTTGATTTAAATATTGTGTTTTTTGAACACCCGTTAATCTTTGTCTTGTTAGCTCAGAATACTGAGGTTTTAAAATATTACCTAAATGGTCAAATAAAATATTACCTTGATGGTCTTGTAAATACGCACTTGCAGAATTAATTTGTATATTTTCAACAAGCGGTCTTAAATATCCATCATAATACATAGAAACCCTTACCCAATTTACATAGTCAGCAGGTAATATATATCGTAATGAATCTGTAACCTGTAGTTCTAAAGCTTTTATTTCTTTAAATGCATCGTAGTTTAATTCTTGAATTGCTCTTTTTGCGTGAAATAATATTTTATATCTTTCTTCATTATTCACTAAAGAATGGTTTCCATTATACATTAATAGAAAATTAGTCACCACATCGTCTAAACTAATGTACTGATATGAACCCCAATTTGCATCTTCGGGGTTGGTATTGTTATTTGTATAATATTGATAATCTGTAATATAAGCCATTATTGTTCATCTTGGTTTTCTATCTGTTCTTGTCCTAAAGCAAATTGAACTACATCCCCTTCTCTAATCTCCATACCTGCAAATTGTAATATTTTATTTACTAAATCTTGAAAATAATCTAGAGGGAGTTCAAAATCTTGATAACTAGCTGTTACGCTAAATTGTGGTTGTTGAGCTGCACCTAGTGATACATATGTCCATTGGGGAGTTTTAGGATACCTAATGTATTGTGATTGTACCATATTTGCTGCATTAATAGTGGTAGGAAATACAGTCATTGTACTACCTTGAGTTGTGTATGCCGGAAAAGTTGTAGTTGGAGCAGTATATAAAGAATTATTTAACATTGTTATTTTACTTTGACTTACTCTTTCAGCTTCTCCTGTAAATGTAGTACCGGCAGCATCATAACACAAAACTTTATTTATAAAATAAAAATCAGACCCTGTAGTTACAGTTGACGGCATATTAAAAGTATTGTCAGCAATATGTGTTAATGCTGCAGTAACAGAAAACATATCAATTACTTCTACAATTCCTTTTTTAATATCCGCATAACCTGTTCCTGAACCTCTTAAATTTTCTTTATTAACTTGATTATTAAACTGATAAAATATATCTTCAAACAAATCTAATTGAGCTTGTTGAGCATATAAATTAAAATCTGCCGGTGATAAT